TATCATCTTACCTGTTCCAGATCCTGCAGTTGTTATTTTTAATAACTCTGCTTTGCCATCTTCGTTAACATCTAGTTTGACGTAGCATTCATAGATTAAAATATCATTGGTACTTTTATCACCTTCACTAGATCCGTGTGAAAAATCTACATTCTGGTGTCGTACAAATTTATCTTCTGTAAAGAAGTCGGTATTACCCGTAGGTAATCCCTCAACAAGATCTTGATCATAGCCCATTTCAATAAGTTCTGTTCTTGTTTTGTTCGTTCTATGACATACAAAGTTTGCAGAATTGATATCTTTACTTCGTCTTGAAATTAAAAATTCTTCTGGAGGAACTGGTTCAATTTTAACCTGTCCGTATAATCTTGTTCTATGAATGACTACATCATGAAGAGTTACTTTATCTAACTCTTTTCCTTGATCGTCTGTAATCGGTTCTTCGTATTCAGAATGATTTGAAACTTTAACTTCTAGATTAGCAACAAGATCATTAAACTCGTCATCTGATAATCTTGTATATTCTTCTCTTTCAGTTTTAGCTGAATCATCCCAATAAACTTTTAGGATTCCGTTCTTCTGAATCAAAGCATCTTTGAATGCTGAGTAAAGTGCAAGGAATCCATTGTTCTCTTTATAAAATATGTAGTTAAGGTAGTCAGAACATTGACGTGCCATTTCATCGTCTTCGGGTCCTGTACCTTCACAATTAAATACATTGTCTCCTGCAGTAAAAATTCTCATTAAGGAAGGCATGAGACTTTCTACTGTATCAAGTACATCATTAGATATTACCTGAGAACGACCTTCTTGTTCGTTCCCTAAAGGCATACCTAAATAATACTGTAATGATTTTTTTCTACGAGATACTAATTCCCCACCAATAAAACCTGATGCGTTATGTATCTCTCTACTTAAAACTGCTAATATATCTTTTTCTGATTTTGCCATTATACTATATATTTCGTATCTACTTTAATTGGTTTTTCCCATTCACTTACATCAATGGGATCATGCACAGCTCCGTATCTTAATGCGTCTGCTGCGTGTGAACACCAATCGTGAAGAGGTTTATTTTTAAATACCTGGTTCTTATCATCCCATTGTTTCCGATATTGTCTGACAGCATCTAAACCTATTTTACATTTAACTCTATCAAACCAACAATTCGGTAACATATTTCTCACAGATTCTATTCCGTGATCAATTTCTAATTTAGGAGCTACTTCAAAATCTATTCCTAATTCATTAGAAACTTCCAATCTAGATTTTCCTGTTCCTAATTCTCTTGCCTGAATATCATGAGGAGCTATATGACGTTCATAAGCATAACCTTTTTCTTCAAGTTTATCTGCATAGTGTGCTAAAGATTCTCCTGAAGTTTCGTAATAGTCAATGAGGTGTATTTCCTGTCCCACTCGTTGAGCAAACCAAATTGCTGTTGAGTCACCTATACCTAAATCCCACCACGTTTCTACACCTACATTTGTATCAACAGGCACGGATCCGATTCTTCCATCATTGTCGGCTTTCGTTATTAATCTTCCGTAATAACTTCCTGAGACCGCTGCAGTAAAAGAACATTCGAACTCCTGCTCGAATTGTTCATCGGTCATTATGGAACGTGCCTGTGCCAGTTCCTCAACTGGAATCACCTTGGTATCTGATGCTCTATACATCTTACCCATCCAGTCTTTATGACCTCGTTGGGCGTAATCATAGACTTCCCAGAATTGATTATGTCCCATGGGTGTTCCGATGAACATAACCCATCCTAATTTGTCAGATATGGCTGGTCTAATAATCTCAGTCCATACCCTCGGTGACATAATTGCATATTCATCCATAACAACTCCGTCAAATCCCATTCCACGGATACTGTCAGGATGATCTGCACCAAATATTTGAATTCGACTTCCGTTAAATAAATCTATTCTTAATTCAGTCTCGTTCCTACTGCCTCCTAAATACATAAGAGGTTTTGTGTAAAATTTTAAATACTCCCAAGCAATAGATTTACCTTGTCTATAAGTTGGAGCTATGAATGCACATAATGATCTGGGTTTGTTTGCTGCAGTCTTAATCATTTCGTTAACTGCTAAAACTGTTTTACCAAATCGTCTATGACAAACTAATACTGTGAATCTTTTTTTGTTTTCGTGAACTTCTCTTTGATATTCCCTAGGTTTATAGGGAATGTTTATTGTTCTAGTCTTTTTGCCACTCGACTTTGATTGCAATCGGTTCATCGGATCCTATTCTTGAAGTTGAAGATGCTAGTCTTGGATGAACGTAAGGAGCTGCCTTTTCAGCAGCATACATTTTACGATCAGGGGAAGACATTGGGTTATTTAACACAGCTAAAAGATAATCTAAAGGAGAATTTTGGTATTTAATTGACATTTCCTCCATAGATTTCCATTTTGAAGGCTTACTTTTGGATCCGAAAGGTCTTCCAGCACCTTCTCGTTTGCCTCCATGATTAGGATTTTTAGTTTCTTCTTTAACAGAAGACTTATCCACTTCATTTTCGTATGTTTTTTGTTCTGCGTCAATAGTCATTAGAAAAATTTTCTTCCTCTTTTATCGAATTGTCGATGTGTAGGAAATTTATAACCTTTTTGTGCTTTGGCAGCAGCCTTGGCTCCATAGTATCCAACAGTAGCAGCCAAACCTACTCCAGGGAATCTTAAAGCTAATTTAGCGGGTTTTACTACACCCCATTTTAAAATACGTTTACCTAAAGTAACTGATGGTTTCCCGTATTTAGCATAAGATCTAGCTGCTTTTTTACCAACTTTAACAGCTGCAGGTTTGCCTGTGCCTGTATACCATTTTTTAGTACTAGCTGTACCTTTTTGTAGAAGCAGGTTGCTTTTTTTCCATATTTGTCCTGGTGTTGTTGTCTTTGTTTTTTTTGTCATTATCTTTTTTTCCTTTTTGCGTATGCTTTAGCCTTTTTCTTACCAGCTTTAGTATATGCGAATTTTTTCTTTCCTACTTGTGGCATTTGACCTCCTATTAGACAAATCCTTTTTTCTTAAGTGCTTTATATCTTGGATCTGATTTAGGTAATTTTCCAAAATATGTTTTTAACTTCTTTTCTTGTGAAGAATGAGTTTTAGCAAATCCAAATCCTGTAACTCCAGCAGCACCTGCTGTATATTTTAATGGATTTTTTTTAATATGCTTTGTTACTTTAGATCCATACTCAGTTGCTGGACCTTTTAATTCTTTAATAGCTTTTACAGCACTTGTGTAATGTTTTTTCGCAAATGCTTTACTTGCTATAAATGTTGCTTTTCCTATCATCTTAATAATCCTCTCACAGCAGCATCTCTGGTTGTCGGCATGGGCATATTACCGCCTGGTCTTTGTCCCATTTGTGCCATTTGAGGAGTCATTTGTTGCTGCTGTTGCAATAACCCCTGTTGTTTAGCCTGTTCAGGCATAAGTTTAGCACGCATAATTAAACCCAGCTCTTGAGCTTCCTCAGGAGTGAGTCTGATAATTTTGTCTGCTAGTTTTTCTAGTGTTCGTTTTGCCATTATATATCGTAAAGTATGTATTTGTTAGTTTTATGTCCCTTAATACTTCTGCCTAATTGTCTAGGCTTAGTTTTAGAAAACATCATAAAACCAGCTTCTTTGTCAGAATAGCCTTTTCGTCTTTTACCACTAAAATCCATTCCAAGATATTCTTTAGAAATACTTCTTATTTGTTTGCTAGAATGACCTGCTGCTTTTAAATCTAAACTTGCTCTCATACCTTCTCTAAAAGCATATTCTTTGCTAGCTGCATAGTGTCTCTTTTTTTTCTTTGTTAAAAACATATTATTATACCATTGTTAGTTTAGGTTTGCCTTTCTTTTTCATTCCTCGAATGATATTGGCTGCACCAGGATAATTCTTAGCTTTACCTTTCCAGCCGAAAGTTCCAACTTGTCCAAGTTTCTTGGCTCGCAGATCTTTTAAAATCTGTGATTTAGTTAAACCTTTGATAACTGTAAGTCCTGATTTTAATACCATTATCTGCCTTGTCCTCTGTATGTCTTTCTTTTGCGGCTGTGCTTATTCGGTCTTTTCGAATGCCTGCCTTTTCTTTTCTTCTTAGTTTGCTTAACGTGGATATACCCGTATGCTCTGGGCTTGCCCATTAGTCGTTATCTAGAATGTCCCATGCTACAGCTCCGCCTAATGCTGCTGAAGTTTTAGGATATTTCTTAATCTTCTTGCCTAGATATTTAGTTCCTAGGTGAGTTTTTTTGGAAATCCCTGACATAGCTTGGCTTGTTTTAGTAAACCCAGCCTTTCCTGCTTTCGCAGATAAAGTTTTGGATCTTCTACCTATCCATTTCTTACCTTTGTAAAGCGTTCTAAGAATACGTAAACCTACGCTTCCTGCTGCTGCTACTGGTATCATGTTATTCTCCTTCTTTGTTGTTGTTGTTAGGATCCTGTATCTAACCACCCTATATCATCAATCGACAACACAGTCGATTTGATGAGGGTGAAATCAAAACCCGCCAAAATGCTAACGCATTTTGTCTCTCGATTGCTTTCGCAATCGTAAATCTTTTTGACAATTTCAATCGACAATAAATTTGTGAACTTCGTTCAACGTTCGCTTTGCTCACTCAAATATTATTGTCTCAATCATTGTCGAAGTTGCAGTCACATCACAGATGTGGCTCTATCTCAAGTAAGACTAAATGTCGGTAGCTGTAGCGACACATTGGTATGACTCGTAGTCACTGTCGATTGTCGTTTTTATTTCATTGTTATCTTGTGTTGCTTATTAAGATATATAAGCCTTTAGAGATGCGTCTCTAATTAATTGTGGCACTGGTAAGTCTCCCTTGTGAGACCTCTATGTATCCCAGACACAGGATAACAGTTTGTATTCGGTGATCAATATACTCTGGGCTAAATCCATTGATATATTGATTGCCGAATCACTCTTAAATCGTTGATATTCCTATCTATGTTGATTGATGGATAGGGATAACACACATAGAAAGGACTATAAAATGGTTAAAATATTAAGGTGTTGTGATCATAAGCCTAACGATAAGTGTGATCTTACAGGTGCTCCTGCTCCTTATGCTCACGAATATCGTACATATAAAGGTGTAAAAACTAATGATTCCGAAATTGATTGGCGTAATTGCTTAAGTGATTATAAGCCACAACATCTAGGATATCATCATAAAAAGGTATTCACTTCACAAGATGCTCTTAATCTAGCTATTTCAGACTCTGAAAAGCTGGAAAAACAGCTTGGAATTGAAATAACCATTGAAGAAGATCCACAATAACAATACAGAAAGGACATAAGATGAACATCAATAAAATGTATAAGGATAGTGTTGATAGTATTAAGAAGACTTACAATGATACTCAACTAAATCCTTTTAAAGTCCCAGAAAAAATAAAGGTTGAGCTAGTTATAAACTATAAAGAAAGCCTTAAAACTCTAGATATAGAGCAAATAAGGAAGATATTTAAGCTAGTTAAGAAAGAAGTAAAGAAAGAGCTTAAATAATATGTATACACATAGCTTACCTATTCGTTATATTCGCTATACTATTCATAGTGTAGCGGATATGCCTACAATTCCTGTACCCGATAAGAATAGGATTCATCCAATGGACAGGAAGTTCTATAAGTTAGTTAAAACAAAGCAAAAGTTATTTATACTGGGTAGTAAATAACTTATTGCTAGAAAGGATAATATGATTACTAAACAAATAGATAACAAAACTGCGAAAGAAAAAGCAGATTTTGTGAATGGTAAAGTAGCATACTGGCCGAAATCATTACTAGGCAGGTTTGCTGAATTAGAAAAAGCTGTTCAATCTGAACAAGAAGCAAATAAAAAGTTCAGAGATCAAGTAACTGAATCAATAAAGAAGTTACTTAAATAAATATAATATGGGTTATGCCCTCACTAGTTGTAGGGCATAGCCCTTAAAAAAATAAATAGCATCCTGAACTGAGAATATATTGATGGTTTAGAGCAATCAGCAGGCACTGCAGGTAGTAGGTTAAGACCTTAATCAATAAGGGATTAACTTACTTAAAAAAATAATCAGAAAGGAATAGAGAATATGAAAATGTACTGCACTATATGTAATTATACATTTAAAATACGACCTGAAGAAGAAGGTAACTACGATTCTAAATATGATTTAAAAGATGAATGTTGGGTATGCAATAAAAAAATAAATAGAAAGAGAGACGAGTATGACCGACCAAGAAAGAAAGTTAAACTATCTAGGGTATAGCCCTTAAAAAATCAGAAAGGAATAGAGAGTATGAAATATATGAAAGATTTCGATTATAAATTAGTAATAACCAACATTAAAAAGGATAAAGAAATAACATTAGATAATAATGATTTATGTAGTGGAAAAGATAAAGATGTTTGGTTAGCTAAAGAAATAAGAGAGGAAATATGTCAATGGTTCAAAGAAAAAAGAATATAGGTCCATGTGAATATTGTAAAGATAGTGAGGAATACGAATATCATTACTGGCATGGAGATATAGAGGAAGATTACGATATGGGTATATATACCTGTTTATGTTACCGATGTTTTGGTCAACTAAATGAAGAAGGTAAAATAAAATGGAAGGAATAGAGGGTATGCAATTCAAAGAAATAACTAAAGATGATCCAATGATCATTAAATTTACAGTAGAATACAGATGTGCTGATTTACCATATAATCCTGAAAAGATTAGAGAGGCTATAGATAATGCTTTAGAACCAATTAGAAAGCATTTCATAGCACGAGGTATGGAAAATAGACACGCATTAATAACTAATAAACTATGGGAGGAAAAATGAGATGGTTAATATTAATACAAATACTAGCAGGATTCATACTGGCATTCATAGGAGTGATAGTTATGTTCCATCTCCACGTGTGGAGTGGACTACTGATAACACTATGCGGAATGTATGGTGTAATAAGAGCAGTACATAGGAGTCATCATGCCGACAGCTATTGACGTATTTATAGAGATGATGAAGAGTAAAGAAGTCTATATTCTTATAATAGGTATTATAGTAATGTGGATTGTGATGGAGAGGATGGATAGATGAAAGCAAATATAGAAGCGTTTTATTATAGAGTAAGAGATAGAATGAACGAGGGTTACAAAACAACAGGAAGGCATTCAAGAGTAAGAGGAATGTTCTTTCCTGAAAAATATAAAACTAGAAATATAGACCAATCTAAATTAAGAGGATATCCAAAAATTAAGGGTATCTATTTTTGTATAGATCAAAAAAAGAATCGAATTATTTATATCGGTCAGTCTATTAGCGTTTATGCCAGATTAGCTAGTAATCCACATTTTAACCATAGAACAATGTTAATAAGAATAATGCATTGTGATGATAAAAAAAGGATGTGGTATGAGAGAAGATGGATATTAAGATTTATTCCAAAATATAATACCATTCCTAATAAAGATATGAATTATAAATTCAATCCTTACAGGAGAAATTAAAGATGTTCAAAATCATACTAAAAGGAAAATTCAGAGAGAGAAAGATAGATCTAAGCGTAGCAGCTAAGGTGATGTATCACCAGCCATTTACTGGATCTATACAACAAGAACATATTAGATGGTGGAAGAAATATTGGATTAAACCAATAATGCTCGAAATATTATATCC